GTAAAAATCCTCCTTTAATGTGCGAGAAGCGAAAGGCGCTTCTCAAGATCGGTTACTGGTACCATGTGTTTATTTGCTTCCGGCTTCTTCTTGGGAATCAGTCGGGAAAGCAGCGAATCGGTGACGGCCTTGCGGGAGAAAAGCATCTCCGTATCAGCCGTATCCTCCGGGACAGATTTTTCTCCATCCCTGAACAGAATCTCGTCAGCAAAGCCGAGCTTCACGGCCTCTTTGGCGTTCATCCATGTCTCGGCATCCATGAGCTGTGAAATCTTGTGGCGGGAGAGCCCGGACTTGATTTCGTAGGCGTTCATAATGGATTCCTTGACTTCGTTTAACATGTCGATGGCTTTCTGCATTTCCTCAGTATCACCGATGGCGATGGTCGCAGGGTTGTGTACCATCATCATGGCCACAGGACTCATGCAGACCTTTGTTCCGGCCATAGCGATAACCGATGCTGCCGAAGCAGCAAGAGCATCAATCTTGACCGTCACATCATGTGGGTAATCCATCAGCATGTTGTAGATCTGTGCAGCAGCAAAAACATCACCGCCCGGAGAGTTGATCCAGAGGGTGATGTTTCCATCGCCTGCATGCAGTTCATCTCTAAATAGCTTGGGTGTTACTTCGTCGCCGAACCACGTTTCATCGGAAATTTCCCCGTCGAGGTAGAGCGTTCGGTCGGAGCCAAAGCTGTCCGGCTCCTCGTTTCGCACCCAGTTCCAAAACTTTCTGGTCATAGTGCCTCCTTCTTTCTGAACCGGGTGCGCCCGTCTTCGGGTTCCGGTTCGGTTTGTGTTTCCTTCGTTTCATCAGCTTCCTCCTGCGTCTGTGCTGAGGCCGCAAAAATACCTGCGTCCTTGAGCTTGGTCATATTGCCATTGATCAGGTACAGGTCGCCGCCTTCCTCCTCCGGAATACGGTCGAGGTTTTCAAGCTCTCTGATATCGTTAGCGGACATCCAGCCATTTTGGCGTCCGACCGCATAACCGTTCATACGGCTCTGGTAGTCGCCTCTGAGCAGACCGTCCACGTTGAATTTGAAGAAGTAGTCCTTCTTTTCATCCGGAGAGAGCAGTGCTCTCTGCATGGACTGTTCCCAGCGGCATACCCACGGGTCGAGCGTGTATTTCACAAATTCCAGCGACTGTTGTTCGATATTTGAGAAGCTTGACTTCTCAAGATCTCCGATCATGTGAGGCGGGATGCGGAAGATACGTGCAATTTCATTGATCTGAAACTTTCGTGTCTCCAAAAATTGCGCCTGTTCCGGTGAGATGGAGATAGGCGTATATTTCATGCCTTCCTCCAGCACAGCCACCTTATTTGCATTAGAGCTGCCGCCGAAAGCAGAGTTCCAGCTTTCTCTTACACGCTCCGGATCTTTTACCACACCGGGATGCTCCAAGATGCCGCCGGGAGTCGCGCCATTTGCAAAAAACTTAGCGCCGTATTCTTCGCAGGCGATTGCCATGCCGATGGCATTCTTAGCCATTGCAATTGGGCTGTAACCTACAAGGCCGTCAAAGCCAAGGCCGGGAACATGCAGTACGTCGGACGGCTGGAGCCTTACGCGGCTGCCGTTCATCGTGTGCGCCTCATCCTGTGATGTTTGGTATTCGTAATAAAGCTCTCCGTTTTCATCACGGTTGACCGTCATACGATTTGGCATCAGAGGATAGAGTGCGACTACTTCGCCCTTGCCGTTCCGGATGATCTGGGCGTAGGCATTTCCCCACAGGAGTAGATGCGTCATCAATGTTTCCCGGAATACAAAGGATGTCATTTCCGGATTTGGCTCATCATGAAGCAGGAAGTAGAGAGGATGATTTATCGCTTTTTCCTTGCTGCCGCCTTCGCCGTATCGATATAGGTGAATCGGCAGGCCTGCAATCGCCTCGGACAAAATCCTCACGCAGGAGTAGACCGCCGTCATCTGCATGGCGGAGCGCTCCGTTACAGCCTTGCCGGAGGTCGTGCCGCCGAAGAAGAAGCGGTAGGAGCTTCCGGTTGTTGAATTGGTAGGCTTATCTCTTGAACGAAACAGTCCTGAAAATATGCTCATATTGATCACCTGCCTTTCAGATAAATAAAATGCCTCTGTCGTCATAGACAGAAGCACCGTTGTCATTGCCGCAGCGGATCGCACGGTCAAGCGCCATGATGGTGGCGATAGCACCGTCGATCTTCTCTGTAGATTTTTCCTTGTCAGCCTTGATATTTCCGGCTGGGTCAGTACGGATGAAGATGTTATCCATATTCCAGCGGAGCACCGGGTGGCCGCCGTGAGCGAGCTTTTGCTCAAGTGTCAGCTTCATGAGTTCCTTTGTGGGCGGGCTCATATCCTTAAAGCCCTGTCCGAAGGGCACGACAGTAAAGCCCATGTTCTCCAAGTTCTGAACCATCTGGACTGCTCCCCAGCGGTCGAATGCGATCTCGCGGATATTGAAGCGCTCGCCGAGGCGCTCGATGAATTTCTCGATATAGCCATAATGGATGACATTGCCCTCGGTGGTTTGCAGCATACCTTCCTTCTCCCAACTGTCGTAGGGTACATGATCGCGCCTCACGCGAAGTTCAAGCGTATCCTCTGGCACCCAGAAGTACGGGAGGATCACATACTTGTCGTCTTCATCCCGTGGCGGGAATACCAGCACAAAGGATGTAATATCCGTAGTGGAGGACAGGTCAAGACCTCCATAGCAGACACGGCCTTCGAGGTCGTCCTCATTGACCGGAAAGGCGCAGGCGTCCCATTTATCCATTGGCATCCAGCGGACAGCCTGCTTTACCCATTGATTAAGGCGCAGCTGCCTGAAGGAATTCTCTTCACCGGGATTTTGCTTTGCTGATTCGCAGGCCGCTTCCACCTTGTCAATGCCGACTGTAATACCGAGAGAGGGGTTTGCCTTTTTCCACACCTCCGGATCAGTCCAGTCCTCGTCAGGTTCCGCACCGTAAATGACCGGATAGAAGGTTGGATCGACCTTCCTGCCATCGAGGATGTCCTGCGCTTTCTGGTGGACTTCATAGCAGATGGTGTTTGTGTCATTCCCTGCAGTGGTAATCAGGAAATACAGCGGCTGCATTCTGGCATCGCCGGAGCCCTTTGTCATTACATCAAAGAGTTTCCGGTTCGGCTGGGTGTGCAGCTCATCGAATACCACACCGTGGATGTTAAAGCCGTGCTTACTGTAGGCCTCAGCGGAGAGCACCTGATAGAAGCTGTTGGTAGGCTCATAGATGATCCGTTTCTGGGAGGCCAGTATTTTGACGCGCCGATTAAGCGCCGGGCACATCCTTACCATATCCGCAGCAACATCAAAAACGATGGTGGCCTGCTGTCTATCGGCAGCGCAGCCGTAGACTTCGGCGCGTTCCTCACCGTCACCGCAGCAAAGGAGCAGGGCGACAGCGGCAGCCAGCTCTGACTTTCCCATCTTCTTCGGAATTTCGATGTAGGCCGTATTGAACTGACGGTAACCGTTCGGCTTCAGGACACCGAACAGGTCGCGGATGATTCGTTCCTGCCAGTCGATGAGCTCGAAGGGTTTTCCTGCCCATGTGCCTTTGGTGTGGGTGAGCTGCTCGATGAACATCACAGCGAAGTCCGCCATCTGCTTGCTGTAGTGAGAAGTCTCTGCCATGAAGCGGGTCGGCTTATAGTTTTTCAGTTTTCGCATTGGCACGGTGGTCGCCTCCTTTCAGGGCAAAATAAAAGACCGCTTAAGCGATCCGGTATCAGTACGAGAGAAAGAGCCTTCTGGCTCAGTCTCCCGGAATATTCATATTCGGGGTTTAATGCTTAGTTGTGGTTCTCCAGCAGGATGCAAAGCGCCATCTCTGCTTCTTTGCAGGTGGGATGAATATCCCAGCCTCTGTCATAGTTGCAAACGGTCTCGTCGTCAATCTTGATCATGAGCTTGCTGATCCTGCCGCCGTTGATGCCGTAGGTCTCGCTTGGCTCGTCGTAGTGCTTTACCCAGTAGTGACATTTGGTATATTTTTTCTTGTCCTTGGCATCCGGGATGCCGATAACTCCTTCGCTCCACATTTTCTTACGCCTCCTTTACCGTCATCTTGAAGGCCGGGATGAGGGCGTGCTCGTCGCTTCCGAAGTGGGTGTAGCGCTCCTTGACCTTTACAATTCCGTCCAGCGTGCAGCCGAGCTCCTCAAACTTTGCAATGGTCTCGATGAGGCTTGAGAAGGTGGAGCTGATGGTGAATTCCTTTACTCCGAGCTTCCGGCAATCTTCGAGGATCGCTTCGATGTCGTAATCCCAGATGACTTCGGCGAAGTTCGGCAGGTCGTTTCCGGCTTCCTTGCTGTAAAGGTAGGCCTGTCCCAGCGTCCAATGGCATCCGATCTCTTCCCAGCGCATTCCGGGTTTCGCGTTTTCTATGGCTTCGATTGTGTACTTCATGGTGGTTCCTCCTTGTGGTTGTTTTCCTTTTGGTATGTACATATATCACTCTGAACGCCTGTAATAGCAAGCTATTTATCGAAATATATGTGACAATCCTGCGGGAAGTTTTGAGGCCTAAATTGTGTAGTTTATGCCTCGCCGGTCAGAATGAAATTCACGTATTCTTTCCGGTGATCCTCAAGGTATAAAACCAGCTCGTAGAAGTCTCTCTCATAGGCCAGCCGCTGCACCGTGTTTACATCGAACATATTGGTAAGACCAGTGTCCCGGATAGCAAGGATCTGCTCCTTTACCTTTTCATCCATATCAGTCCACCACCTTCCGCACGCGGTCGATGCCGTAGATGACATTCAGGCCGGAGCCGTTGTCCCAGTTCACCATGAGGCTGCCGGTATCGTCGACTCCCGTAACGGTTCCCTTGGTGCCGATAGGCGGAGCCTGCACATCGTCCATCTGGAGAAGCTCCACGCGGGTGCCTGCCGGGTAGCGGGAGCGGAGCGCTTCAAGCTGCTCTTTCGTGATCATTCGCATGCTGCCACCTCCTTTTCCGGTGCGCCGTTCTTCCAGCTGGAGTTGCCAGAGAGATTCTTAAGGAGAATCTTGCGCTCTGCTTTATACTCGTTTCCGATGAAGCCAAGTCGCAGGAGGAAGCAGCGGAATGCGTACTTCTCGTTGTCGACTTCCTTCTCGGTGGCGCTGATGCGCTTCAAATCCCGGCTCATCTTGCCAAGGGATGCAATGAAGTGGGTGTAGGCCTTGACCTCGTCCGGCTCCGGCATCTCAGTAAACCAAGGGAAGCTGACCGTATCCTCTGTGACCTCGATGCCAAGGTCGTCAATGCCGAGTGCCTTTTTGATGAGGCTTTCCTTGGCTGTGAGGAGGTTGGTGAGGTTTCCGACCGCCACCTTGTCGAGCGGGAGGCTGACTGTAAGGCCGGTGGCTTCATCGTCGCTTTCGACCTCTTCGGTATCCTCCGGTGTGAACCCATCCGCGATCAGGCTGTGGATGATGCGCTCCAGCTTGTCTGCGTCCTCGCAGGTTACGCTGCCTTCCTTGTCGACCGTGATGTCGCCGATCTCATAAGCGCAGGTCGGCATACGCATGTAGACTGCTTTGTCGCCGGTGAGTTTTTCAATGGCCGCGACCAATGCTTTTCTGTCGTTTCCGGTTACGTTGTAATTTGCTTTCATGAGTGTGTTCCTCCTTTGTGAAATTAAGGTTTTAGGCTGTGCCTTTCGGCATGTATATACATCACTCTGAAAGCCTTATTTATCAAGCGATTTCCTACATTTTCCGAGGTAGAAAATCGCCGAAGAATCCGGGCAGAAATTGTGTACTATACACCCGCCGTTGGAGAGGTCTCGACTTCCCTTGCCAGAGCGGAATAGAGAAGCTTTTCTCCGTTTCTTATTACATACACATTTTCTTCATCGCCGGTATCCTCCACGTAACGACGAAGGATGACAGAGGCGTATTTCGGATCGAGCTCCATCATGTAGCAGACACGGTTCAGTTGCTCGCAGGCCATTAGTGTGGAACCGGAGCCGCCGAAGGTATCAATAACTACAGAATTCTCCTGAGAGGAATTCTGGATGGGATAGCCCAGAAGGTCGAGTGGCTTTGAGGTCGGGTGATCCTTATTGCGCTTTGGTTTATCGTAGTTCCAGATGGTGGTCTGCTTGCGGTCGGAATACCACGGGTGCTTTCCGTTTTGCAAAAAACCATAGAGCACAGGTTCATGCTGCCATTGATAATCGGAGCGACCGAGCACGAGGCTGTTCTTTACCCAGATACACACACCGGCAAGATGGAAGCCTGCGTTAATGAATGCCTTTCGGAAAGTGAGCCCTTCAGTATCCGCATGGAAGCAGTAAGCGGCTCCGCCTTTTTCGAGATGGTCAGCCATGTTCTTAAACGCTGCCAGCAGGAACTTGTAAAATTCCTCGCCCTTGAGAGAGTCGTTCTGGATCGTAAGGCCATCCGAGGCTTTGAAGGATACGCCGTAGGGCGGATCGGTCAGAACAAGGTTTGCTTTCCTGCCGTCCATGAGCTTTTCCACATCTTCCGGCGAGGTGGCATCTCCACACATGACTCTATGCTTGCCAACCGTCCAGATGTCGCCGGGCTCTACGAAGGAAGCCTTCTCAAGGGCAGCGGTGAGGTCAAAATCATCATCGGCGATGTCCTTTTCGCTTCCGGTGCCGAGCAGTTTATCCAGCTCACCGGCATCAAAGCCGAGGAGAGATAGGTCAAAGGACTGATCCTGCAGGTCAGATAATTCGACCGACAGCATTTCCTCATCCCAGCCTGCGTTAAGCGCCAGCTGATTGTCCGCAAGGATATAGGCACGTTTTTGTGCTTCCGTCAGGTTCTCGGCAAAGACGCAGGGCACGGTTTCATATCCTTCCTCGCGGGCAGCCGTAATGCGACCGTGGCCGACGAGGATGTTATAATCTGCATCAATGACAGCAGGACTCACAAAGCCGAACTCCCTGAGAGAAGCCCGGAGCTGTGCGATCTGCTCCTTGCTATGTGTCCGGGCATTCCGGGCGTAGGGCACCAGTTTATCAATAGGTACCTGCTCTAATTTCTGTGTGTTCATTTACATATTCCTCCTGCTTCGAAGCAGCTGCTCCATCACGCTGTCCTGCGGGCTACCCTCAAATGGCTCGGTGCAGTTTTGCTTCACAATGTCGTAAATCTCATACCAGAGCAGGTTGGCCTGCTTCTGAAAATTCATCAAAAGCTGTGTGAATGGGCTCGCAATTGCAGCGCCGGTGGTCGGGTGCTTTCCGAGCATGCCGTATTTGCTGACAGCTTCGGAGCACTGGATATACCGGGCAAAGGCCTCAGAGTAGCTTTCAAGCAGGCGCTTGTTTACCAGCCTCTCGCAGCCGCGCTCCTTGAGCCACAGCCATGTTTCCTTATAGATTTCATCTGCGCCGAGGGGCTTGCCGTCCTTCTGCAGGGCAGAGAGGTAATCGTCCGGACTTGGCATATCCATGCCTTCCAGCTCTACGCCGTCACCGATGTCGTCAACATCGAAGTCAGTCATGTCTTCGGTGAAGTCCGGCAGCTCCATGCGCTTTGCAGGTGCGCCTTTCATAATTTTGTCGGCGAGAGCGTCCGGCTTGGAGCCAGCTTTGACACGCCGCCCGCCGCGATAGGTTCCGTCTTTCGCCATGTCGATCACTTCCATTTCTGTGGTGCAGGGTTTAATACCCTGTTTGAATTGCAATTTTTGCGTAAAAGACCCCGCGCCGTTTTCCGGGGAAAAGGGTCGTAGAGATTTTGACCGCCCTACCGGTCGCCGCGCTCGCGGTGAATCTTCTCGTGACACGAACGACAAAGACTCATAAGGTTGGACTCGTCATTCGATCCTCCGTCAGCAAGCGGCACGATGTGGTGGACTTCCTCGACCGCGACGTAGCGTCCTTCCTTTAAGCACTGCTCACAAAGCGGGTGCTTGTGAACGTAGCGGTCACGGATTCGTTTCCAAGCTCTGCCGTAGCGTTTGCCGGGAGAGTAGCCGCGCTGGAACTTCTCGTAGTGCTGTTCCATAACCTTGGCATGCTCCTCACAATAAACGCCGTCCGTCAGGTGTGGGCATCCGGGATAACGGCACGGTCGTTGTGGTTTTCTTGGCATAAGCCGTGCCTCCTTTCAGGGCATAAAGAAAGCCCTGCAGGATAATCCCGCAAGGCTCGTGTGCTGCGCGTGCAGCTGTATCTTTATTCTTTTCGCTGATTATATACTATCATAAAGGGCGGGTGGACATCTTAGGACAAAGCAGGACATTTCGGGCGCATTTCAAATGATAATCGGATTATCCGGAAGCGTCACATGAAGGAGTGCCTTGCCATGCCAGCGGCGAATGGTACGGGCATCTGCACAGAGCTCCATTCCGATCTGCTCCCACGTATAGTTGTGGATGTACCGGTACTTGAGTACCATGCGCTCGTCGGTATCAGGAACTGCCTCAATGACCTCTCGTATCTGTTTCTTAAGGTCTGATAGCATTTCCAGCTCACCGGCGATTTTCTTTTCCAGTGTCCACAGCTTCTCAAGTGTCCGGACAAATGGTGCTTCGGTATTACGCGATGCCTGCACGCGGTCTTTATCATATTGGATAGCCGACACGCTGCCTGCCATCTCACGCAGGTTTTGTGCTTCCATTGTGTCGGACTTGATTCTCTGATCAAGGCGGTAGGCCTGATGGAGATATTCTTTTACTGTCATAAGGGCTTCGCCTCCTCTCGTAGTTTTTGTATGAGATACTCGCCGTCTACACTTGTTAAGGTCTTGTACCAGCCGGAGCGGAAGAACCGTTCACACTCCATTGCATCCGACATGGCAGCTTGATTACCGGGTTTCTTTTTCAGGCGCTTCAAGGCGTCCCGGTAATCCTTTACTGCCTGCAGCACGATGGCATTGGCGAGATTTTCGTAGGGATCGATCATCACACCACCTCAAGGTCAGCCTTGACCGCGTCAATCAGTGCGGTCTGCGTCATTTCCTTCTTGGATAGCGCCTTTATGATCCTTTCGTCGATGGTACCCTTGGTGATGATGTGTTGGATCACCACAGTGCCTGATTCTTGACCTTGCCGCCAGAGACGGGCGTTGGTCTGCTGATATAATTCCAGAGACCATGTAAGGCCGAACCACACAAGGGTGGAGCCTCCGGCCTGAAGGTTCAAACCGTGACCGGCAGAGGCCGGATGGATGACTGCTACAGGAATCTTTCCCGCATTCCAGTCAGCAATATCGCGGCTGGTCTTGATCTCCCGGACATTGAAGCGCTTCTTAATGCGGCTTAGGTCATGCCGGAACCAGTAGGCCACAAGAAGCGGTTTTTCATTGGCAGCCTCGATAATATCCTCCAAAGCGTCCAGCTTCTTATCGTGGAACTCGATGACCTCACCGGTATCGGCATATATGGCACCGTTTGCGAGCTGTGAGAGCTTGCCCGTAAGCGATGCGGCATTGGCAGCAGTCACTTCACCATCGGGGAGCTGCAATATGAGCTCCTGTTTCAAATCTTCATAACGGCTGCGCTCAGAGTCGGAAAGCTGCACTTCATATTCTGTTGAAACCAGTTCCGGCATCTTCAAATGGTCGGTGGACTTCATGGAAATCGTGATATCTGAGATCCTCTGATAGATGGCATCTTCCGCATAGGGCAGCGGCTTGTAGGAATAGATGATCTCGCCGTTTCGCTTGTCCGGCATGAAGTAATTTGTCCGGTACTGCGTGATAAAGCGTCCGAGGCGCTCGCCCATATCCAGCACTTTAAACTCTGCCCACAGATCCATGAGACCGTTGGAGGAAGGAGTACCAGTCAGGCCGATAATCCGATGAATCCGTGGCCGTACCTTCATCAGCGACTTGAAGCGCTTGGATTTATGATTTTTGAAGGACGACAGCTCATCGATAATCACCATATCGAAGTCAAAGGGAAAGCCGGACTCATCAATCAGCCACTGCAGGTTTTCGCGGTTGATGATCGTGATATCCGCTTGCTGCATGAGGGCGGCTTTTCGCTCCTTCGGTGTCCCGACTGCGACCGCATAGGTCAGACCTCTTAGATGCTCCCATTTCTGGATTTCCGCTGGCCATGTATCGCGGGCGACTCTTAAGGGAGCCACCACTAAAACACGATGCACTTCGAAGCTGTCAAACAACAGGTTATATACTGCTGTCAGGCTGATGATCGTCTTGCCAAGTCCCATATCTAAAAGGACTGCGGCCACAGGGTGCTTTTCAATATAGCGGATGGCATAGTCCTGATAATCATGTGGATTGAAGTTCATCGATCATCCCTCCAATCTGCTCCGGATCGTCAATGACATATACCCGGTAGCCAAGTTCCCGCAGCAGCCTGTGGCGTGAGAGCTGGAGAGGGCGTGGCTTTTTGCCGGGTGCCTTCAGCTCCGCGAAACCGATATGGCCGTCAGGGAGTAAGATCAGACGGTCGGGCATTCCTGCGAAAGAGGGACACACCAGCTTAAGTGCAATGCCGCCGTTCTTTTTCACCGCCATAGTTAACTTGTTTTCTATCTGTTTTTCTATCATTGCAAACCTCCGTCAGGCGTTAATTTCAGGGGATGTGCAAGGTGTATCAATGGTATTTACCAAACTTTTTCTTAGAGCTATTTTTTTAGGCCTAAGAGAGTTTTTATATAAGACCTTGATACACCTTGTCATAGTCCCGGATTACTGCAGAAAATCTTCCTCTGCGCCGTTGTCATCATGAATCTTTAAGCCCTTAAAATAGCGCTTCCGATTCAATGTCAGCCGCTCGAATCCGGCTTTCTCCAGCGCAAAGTAAAAGTCTGCCGTGCTGCGCACATACTCATTGCAGTCCAGCGAGTAGTTGCGGTATGCCTGATAAAGTGCCGAGGAGCTTTCCTTAAAGGACTCATCCACATCGCACTTCTCCTCCAGAAAATGTCCGAACCAGTCGTTCTGGCTGCGATATTCATCGATGGCCTTTGTTACGCAGTCCGGCACCGGAATCTGGTAGTCCAGCGCGATGACCTTTTTAGCACCTTCGATGATCCATGCCAGAATGCTTTCACCGGCATTTTCATATAGGTACTCACCGTAATTTTTGATGTCGGCCTTGCCCTCGATCTTGGCGTTGAACGGGATCACGATAAGCCTGCGCCAGATACCGTCATCGGAAGCGGAGACGCGAGGCAGGTGGTTCGTGTACAGCACCAGCGTATGGCAGGGCTTGAAGGAAAACGGGTCTTTATACTTTTTCTCCGCAAACACATCGTCCGTAGAGCAGAGCTGCTTGACGGTGGAGTCGTTGAGCCTTGCGCCTTCCTGCATTTCCGCAGCGATCAGCAGGCGTTTACCTTTGACCTCAGCCATTTCCGGCTTGATGTTTCTGCGGCAGCCGACGGTCAAGGTATCTGCGGATATATTTCCGCTGTAGAGTCCCAGCACGCGGGAGATGGCATTCCAGAAGGTGGATTTGCCGTTGCGTCCATCGCCGTATGCGATGATGAGCGCCTCCACAAAAACTTTCCCGATAGCAGCAAGGCCGCAGATCATCTGTACATAGTCGATAAGCTGCTGATCCTTCTGAAAAATCAGATCCAGATTATCCTGCCAGAGCTGCGCTCCTTTACTGCCGGGTGACACGGACGTGATTTTTGTAATAAAGTCATCTGCAGAATGTTCGCGGGCACCGGCCATACCTTTTCTGAGGTCGTAGGTCGCCTCCGGTGTGCAGAGCAGGAAGCAGTCTGCGTCCAAGTCTCTCGGCGAGATTTCCAGCATCGGGTGCGTCTCTTTGAGGGTAGATGTAATGTTCTTGGAGTCGCGTCTGCGAACGGCAAAGCTCTGGTAGGCCTTGGCGGCAAGGAACTCCTGATAGGCCTCCATCTGCTCGTCGCTCATCAGCTGTTCAGCTTTGGCCTTGGATGTGTTATCAAGTATTTCCTGTGCACCACAGTTTTTGAGCTTTTGCAGAGCCTCCATCATATTTCGATTGGCTTCTGCGAGCTGCCTGCGGGTGAGTTCATGAGCGACGGCCTGAGCGCCGGGCTCTGTTTCCTGCCAGTAGTGGTCACTGTATCGGATAAAGTGGGTGGCCGGTGAGTAACGCAGCTCGTTTGCAAAATACTTTGAGAGCACCTCGGCCTGTCCTACATCAGAAAAGTCCTCCGGCTTATAGCTGTTCTCGTCGTTATAAACTTCCGGAGGGACATAACCATCCTCGCGGCTGATCTTGGAATAAAAGCGCTGGGCGCTGTGCCAGATTGTATTAAGCTCGCTGTTATCCAGAGGCGGCACGCAGATCGCGGCCTTTTCCAGAAAACTTTGGTAGGCTTTTGCCGTATCGCCGTATTTCTTAATGACAATACCGGCAAAGCGGGACATGGTAGCGTTGCGGCTTCCTTCCGGGATCACGACGTCCTTTTCATGCCCGCCGGGAAGGCCTGCATCAAACTCGTCGTCGTTCAAAAATTCCGTGAGGTTCATGCGACCGGGATAGAGCTCCACATCCGGTTCTTGTGTTCCGAAGAAGAAGCGAGCAGCATCCAGCGCTTTCGTATCGAAATACGGAAATATGGAATTGACCAGCTTCTTCATATCGCTATAGAGGGCAGCATCCGTCACCCGGTCGATGGGAAAGAGCACATGGAACTTTGGCCTTGCCGGTTTGCCGTTTTTCTCGCGCTGATTAAAGCGGCTGTAATGGATGGCGAGGCTTACTCCCGGAAATGCCTCCAACACGTCTGCCGGTGTGATCCAGTCTTTCGGATCTTCTGAATGGTCATTATCACAATCCACGGGAAGACAGTCAGCGGAGAGAAAGTTGTCGCTGTTGCGGTAGTGATTTTTGTACTCCGCGCACACATAATCGTGACTGACTGCGTCTCTCATTCTGTCCGCGTCCATGACAACGGTCTTATGCGGATAGGAGCAGTTTCCGGGATTGCCGATAAAATCGGCGCTATACAGGGTAAACATCAGTCGTACACCTCCTCCGATTCTTCCTCCAGCACCTTTGTGATAAATTTCAGGGCGCGGATCATGGTTTCCAGTTCGCAGTCGCCGCCAAGGGTAACTTCAAAACCGTTGCAGCCGAATCTGTCCATGAAAGGTGTGACATGGATATCTGTGCTGGCTTCATCGGAAATGCGGAAATAGGTGCGTCCGCCGTGGCCGGTGTCGCCACCTTTGTAACCGGTTGTTCCGGCTTCGACCTGCAGGATATTGGCACTTACCACATCGCGGGTGTAGGTTGTGATCTCAGTGCCATCGAAAAGCTCTCTGCGATTTTCTTTAATTTCATACATAGCGTTAGACCTCCTGACATTCTTCTGTGAAATAGCGCAAGTGATAACCCTTCCACTTGGCGCGTTTAATTTCTGCTTCCATACCGGATGAGATGCGGCTGCCGAATACCCAGACCTCAGCGCACTTGCTCATGAGGGCATTTCCGAAGAAAAGACCAAGCTCACGTTCTTCCGGATTGTCATCATCAAGGAACTGCGGAAATAGCAGATGCGGTGCGATAGGGATATATCCCTTGTCCACGGCATAGCGGCTGTAGCGTCTGGCGTTGGCTACGTTTGTCTCCACATCTCCGGAAAACGGAGAGCAGATGTAGACGATAGGCCGGAAAGCACGAAGGGACTGCTTTTCATTTGCAGCAATCCGGGATAGTGCTTCACCTGCAGTTGGATCAGGATAGCCTTCGCTGTTGCGATAATCGTTGCTCACTCAAAAGTCCTCCTTTCCGGGCAGACTTAAAGGCGTCCACCTCCAATTTCCACTGGAGATGAACGCCTGATTTGAGCGGACGATTTTTAATCTTTTTTGTAAAAGGGCGTGGTGTAACCGTCGGCGCGGAGCTTCAGGCCTTTTGCCCACGGAGGAGTCCTGCCCATCTGTTCACAGAGAACGTCAAGAGACATGCGAGGATCCGCTTCGATAACCAGCTCGTCGTGGATATGCATGACGATGGAGCAGCAGCGCAGCGTCTTCATGGCATAGCAGAGAATGTCGCGGGAGGTTGCCTGCACGATATTTTCCACGAATTTCGGCCCGTATGAATCGAGCCGTTCCCATTTTTTCGTGCTGCCTATGCCCTCATAGGTGATACACTCGCCTCCGAATTTATTCGTACCGACCTTTGGCTTTACATAGGCGAGGTTCCGTCCGGAGGGCAGTGTAATAAAGAGCATCCCGGAGCGACAGGAGAAGGTAAGTCCGTAGCTGCTGGTTGCGTGTTTATATTTCACGGCCTCCATAACAGCTCGGTCGACATCCCACCAGAATTTCACGATATTGGGATTTGTCTGCCGCCATGCATCCACCAGCGGAGGAAGCTCATCTTCGGAAAGTCCCATCTCAATAGCGCCCATTGCCTTTAAGGCACCGACCGAGCCGCCGTAGCCGAGCGCAAGTTCCGCGATTTTGCCTTTTTGACGCAAGTGGCCATTAATGCCATGCTTCTCGACCGGGACATGGAACATCTGACTGGCGCTGGCGCAGTAGATGTCACCTCCGGTTTCAAAGACTTTTTGACGCCACGTCTCACCGGCATACCACGCGATGACTCTTGCTTCGATGGCGCTGAAGTCGGAAACATAAAACTGCGTACCATCCTTCGGGATGAAGGCTGTCCGGATCAGCTGGGAGAGGGTGTCCGGGACATCCTCATATAAGAGCTTCACGGCGTCAAAATCTCCGGATTTTACAAGAGCGCGTGCGTCGGCCAGATCCGGGAGATGATTTTGCGGGAGGTTTTGTAATTGTATAAGCCTGCCTGCCCAGCGTCCGGTACGATTGGCTCCGTAAAAAGCGAACATGCCGCGAGCCCTGCCGTCATCACAGACCGCACGCTCCATAGTCTGATATTTCTTGACGGAGGATTTGGCAAGCTGTTGTCGGAGTTCCAGAACGGTCTGAAGTTCTGGAGGAGCGGTTTTGATAAGCTCTGCCACGACTTTCTTTCCAAGACTGTCAGTTTCGAGTCCGTTACCCTTGAGCCACTGTTTCATTTGCTGGACGGAGTTTGGATTATCAAGTGCTGTCATATCTTTCATGGCAGCAGTCAGTTCTGACCGGGAGCGGGAGTCCATTTCGATCGCTTCCTTCACCAGATCCATGTCGAGCCGGACACCACGGTCGTTGATTTCCTGATCGATGCGGTATTCATCCCAGACTTCCTTCGGCACAGGGAATTTTGCAAGACGATCCTTAATGCCGATCTCGGTCTCTACATCTCTGATATTATATTTTTTGAAGGCCTCCCACTTGTCCGGTGCATGGAAAGGGTGGTTCCTTGTGCGACCGCCGTTTGTTTTCGTCGGAGCACAGGGCACGGAGAAGTATTTGATCAGGTCTTTTCCCTCCGTGAGTTTCTGTTTTTCAAGACCAAGGACGGCACCGACGCCTTCCAGAGAGAGCGGCAGTCCCATTGTTGCCGCCCAGACCATAGAGCAGCGCCAGCTTTCCGGATTCAAGAAGCGTGCGCATTCGGTCGAGATAGGGTGGTTATCATGGAAGGGATCGAGGCTTACTCCCAGATCACGGAGATAACGGGATAAACACACCCTTTCAAAATTTGCGTTGAAAGCCCATTTGATGACAGTATCATCAGTCAGAGCATCTATAATTTCCTGCGGCAGACGTTCTCCCTGTGCAAGGTCGATGACCGTCACCTCGGAGCCATCGGAGCTGTAGCCGAACAGCAGTATCTCAAAATCTGGTGACTCGGCATATTTATATACGCCACATTTGGATAGGTTCACGTCGCTGTAGGTTTCGATATCAATACTAAGTGTTTGCATAGATTTTCACCTCAATTCAAACAAGCGGCTTAAGATCACTCCTAAGCCGCCTGCCGGTACTGGATTATTTCAGGGATTCCATACGCTTGATATGGTATTCGTCGTCCTGCGCGGCCTTTTTCTCCTCGCGTTTCTCACGCTTGAAGTCGTTGATCACCGTCTGGATGGCGACCACTGCCCAAGACAGGACTACGATGCAGAAGCATCCGATCAGGATGTTGCAGAGAAGGGATGAAATCATAACTGTGCTTTCCATTGTTTTGCGCTCCTTTCCTTAGTTGAGAAAATCTTCATCGTCGTCAGTAGCAAAGTCGGACTCAGCGCTTGCCTTGCCGCCAAGAGGCTCACCGTCGCGGATCTTCTGCAAATTGTTAAGCCCGCAGGCGATTCCCTTGTTGCCGGAAGAGTTGAAAGCATAAAACGTGATGCTGGCTCTACCGTACACGCCGCTGTACACTTCGGAACGGGTGAGAATCGGGTTCAGGTCTGCATCCACGATGCCGGGAGCAGAGGTGGCATTGGCATTCACGAAGTAGGCGTTCTTGTAGGCCTCGTCATCCGGACGTTCAGCGTCGCCGTCACGAAGAGGAGTTTTCAGAACAGAGAGCGCCGGTACAGACTTGCCGTTGCCCTTGAGCTTGGCTTCGCCCTCCTTGTAGGCAGCTTCGATGGCGGCCTCGATCTTGGCGATGGTCTTGGTATCGGACTTCGGGATGATAAGGCTCACGCTGTACTTGGGAGTGCCGCCGTTGATGGATTTCGGCTCCCAGACATTTGCATAGCTCCAGCGGGTGTCGACACCGGTGATAACCTTCATGGGATTGCTGATTTTTACATTCTTACTCATTGTCGTTTTCCTCCATAAAATCATTTTTGGCTGTGTTCATGGCCGGGCGCTTGTCGCTATCCGGCACAAGTGTGGGTTTGCCCTGTGGCTTTTCGATATAAGCCGTCAGGAGTTCATCAAAGCGGGACTTGCCGAGGAGCTTCTGCATGGCGGTGACGCCGAGCAGCTTTTTCTCATACGGGTCGAAGCCTGCTTTCTCGACCGTTTCAATGACAGCGGCCTCATTGCTGTATCTTCGGTTGGCACGTCCTTCGACGAGCTTGAAGCCAGTCCACTCCTTACCGGAGAGAGCTTGCTGCAGGGCATATTCCTTGATGTCGGATGCCCAGCTGACCAGCTCATCCACTTTGCCGAGGATAACCTCGATCTCGGTGTCCGTGAGCAGTGGCGGGAGCTTGAAATCATGCTGCGCGAGTTTCAGGTTAGCTTCGGCTCTGGCTCGGCACTCGTTCTTGGCCTTGCAGAAGCCGCACCATTCACCACACAGGAAATTCCCATCTCCGGCGAAGGCCAATTCTGCGGTGGGCTTCAATACTTCGTCTGCCCAGCGGTAGAGCGCGTCTTTGCTGATCTCGAACGTGCTGATGTTTTGCCGTCTCGGCTGGTAGATGGTCATGGAAACCTGATCGATGTCGTAGATGCCATCGAAAAGCTCCAAAGCGCCGAGCGCGTAACACTGCATCTGCGGGTTTTCATCTGCTGAGACCAGAACGCCGAGACCGTGTTTGTAATCGATGATCCTGAGTGTGCCGTCTGCAATGATGATGCAGTCGGCTGTTCCGAAGCCCTGTTCTACCCAGCGGGAGAAGTCCACACGCTGCTCGATCAGGACGACCGGGTCGCTGCATGTTTCCTTGGCGGCTTCGACTTGCTCCAGAACGTATTCGGCATAGCCGCTGGCGCAGTCCTCCATCTCTTCGGAATACCATTTGAGGCTTTTGGTCGGGTCTTCTGCGGGAAGTCCAAGAGCGGACTTGATCTTGAATTCGCCAAGCGCATGGGCGTCGGTACCTTCCGCAGCGTAGTCGCTTCCTTTATCCTCATAGGTTTCGCAGAGCCTTGCTGATGGCGGGCAGTGCAGCCACCTATCGGATGAAGATGCGGAGAGGATCGCGTGTGCTTTAGCTGCCATTGCCGATTACCTCCGCGTCCTTCAACAGGGCTTCATAATTTGCCGGGTCTACGGCTGAGAGCTTTGCGGCACCGTACTTCTGGAGCAGGGTGCGAACCTCTGCGGTGTGACCGGCACGGGACTTCTCGGCAAGGACGGCTCTTACATCCTCCAGCTTGATCTCCGGCTTGGGTTCCTCCTTCTTAGCAGCACTTTTAAAATGTTGCTGCTTAGAATTGTCGTCTCCAGAAAACTGCTGGTAGAGCCAGTCGGCTGCGGCATTAATAGAAGCAGCAGCGGTGCGGAGCTCTTCGATGGTTTGTGCCATTTCTGCCATCTTTGACATTTTCTTTTCCTCCTTCCTCGGATTGGCTTGCGGCAAGTACCAGGAGGTTCCTTGCCAGTCTGGCGGATACGTGACTGATGGAATTCAGGAGTTTGATCTCCTCATTCACGTTGCCGCCGGTGTCTGCATAATTGCGGTACATCATGTTCAACTCGCTTTCTGAAGGCTTTGTTCTCTGTCCTTCACGTTCCACTGGAGATGAACTTCCGATTTGAGCGGAGGATTTTATAAAAAGTTTTCCGACCACCATCCGATTGGTGGATAGCGGCCGGAAAGGGTGTTATTCGCGGTACTTATATTACTTGTCGCCGGCAATTCTGCGCAGGTCGGTGCGGTACTTCTTCATCTGATCAGCAAAGGTCTTCTGCGGGCGACCGAGCTTTCTGGCGATAGCACGGTCGGAGATGCCCTCCGGATGATCCTGCCAAAGCTGAATGATTGTATCAGCCTCCGGGTCGAGCTCACGCAGTCGTGCAAAAAGCTGCTCCAGCAGCATACGGTCAGCGATGACCTCGTCCATTGGCTTGCTGCTGTCAGGAATATAATCGCCGAGGGTGCCGTTGCCGTCCGGGAGCGGTTGATCCAAAGATGAAGTGTCACCAGCAGCGTGGTATTCACATCCGATGCAGTCGCCGTCGCACTTCCATATAAAGCGGTAAGGGCACATACACCTGCCGTGATCCTGCTCTTTGTGGCGGATACGGTCGGCTTCCTTATAGAAAGAGTCGTGCTGCGCCTTGGTGACCGGAACCTTCTCGGCAGTGCTGCGAACGTAGATGAAATAGGTCTTCTGATTGTCGTTGTTTTGCATAATGAAAGCCCTCCTTCGGCTTTTGCCGAAATGGAGAGCTCCAGACATGCAAAACCAGACCACAGGCGTGAGGGCATAACCGAAGGATTACTCCATTTCGGCTGCACCTCACTTCCGGTGATCGGTACAGTATTTGATTGTCATCGGTAGTCACGTGGAACCGGAAACACCCTGCGCAGATGGCTCCCACGTGCTAAAGCAAGTATGACATTTTTAGGGATCGGAACCTCAGACACAGACATGTCCGTTTTTGCAGTGCTGATAGGCAGAAACGAGAAGGCCAAGATGAGCTTTACATTGAAAAACGGGCAAAAAAAACCGGACATAGTTGTGTCCGGCAGGAAAATATGAGAACGCACAAATAAAAAATAATACCAACAAATAACAGCAAACTCTTGGAAAATTCACATTTATGGTGTATACTAAAATAGTTAAGCTGTATTCAGATTCAAATCACGAGGTGAGAGCATGGAAGAAATCATGAATGACAAATGGATAAGCATAGATGAAGCTGCGGAATATTTAGGAATCAAAACCGTTACTCTTCGCAGCTGGATTAGAAATGGTAAAGAAGGTTTGCCTGCTCAAAAAATCGGAAAACAGTGGAAGTTTAAAATTTCCGAACTCGATGAATGGGTTAAGAGCGGTAAAAGCGCTGACTGATTCAAGGAGAAAATCCAAGAAAATCATTAGACAAGGAGCAGACAAAGATGGCTGTCAAGAAAACGCAATTATATGCATCGCTATGGGCGAGCTGTGACAAACTTCGTGGAGGCATGGATTCCTCAGAATATAAGGACTATATTCTGACGCTTCTATTCATGAAGTATGTCACCGATAAATTTAAGAATAAGGGAGCCTACGAGGATATCAAGGTCTTCGATAAGGCACATGACAAAGATCCCGATCCAGAAAAGCGTACGGGCTGCTCTTTTGATGACTTTATCGCGCTTAAGGGAAAGAAGAACATCGGCGAGGGCATGGACAAAATCATTGCCCGTCTTGCTGACGAGAACACCGACCTGAAGGGCGTTATTGATATTGCTCATTTTAATGATGAGAAGAAGCTGGGAAGCGGTAAGGAAATGGTCGATAAATTGACTGATCTTATCTCTATCTTCCAGCGTCCGGAACTTGACTTCTCTCGAAACAAGGCAGAAGGTGATGACATCATTGGGGATGCCTATGAGTTCCTGATGCGTAAATTTGCTACGGAGAGCGGAAAGAGCAAAGGACAATTCTATACACCTGCAGAGGTTTCCAGAATTCTTGCTAATGTAGTAGGCATTAGTCACTGCACGGATGCCAGCGCCACGGTATGCGATCCGGCTTGTGGAAGTGGTAGTTTGTTGATTCGAGCTATCGATGCAGCGCCATTTCCAATTATGGGTTATGGTCAGGAAAAAGAAAGCACAACAGCTGGTCTTGCTAAGATGAATGCTGTTCTGCACCGTAAGGCTGAAATTATCATCAAGAGCGGTAATACATTCTCAAATCCGCAGTATATGGATAAATCGGATAACTCTGTACTTGAGCGTTTTGATTACATAGTGGCAAATCCGCCTTTTTCCATGAAAAACTGGCGCGATGGAATTGCCGGTAAAGAATATGGTCGGTTTGAGGGCTATGGGGATATGCCTCCGGAAAAGAACGGAGACTATGCTTGGCTTATGCATATTCTTAAAACTTTAAAGTCAAATGGTAAGGCTGCGGTTATTTTGCCTCATGGAGTCCTCTTCCGTGGAAACGCAGAGGCTACCATCAGAGAAACTATTATAAAGAAACATTGGATCAAGGGCATTATTAGCCTTCCGGCAAACTTGTTTTATGGCACTGGAATAGCTGCATGTGTACTCGTAATTGACAAAGAAGGTGCTGCAAACCGACAGGGCATCTTTATGATTGATGCCAGCCGTGGATATGTTAAGGATGGCAATAAGAATCGTTTGAGAGAACGCGATATCTACAGAATCATTACTACCTTTAATGAGCAGATTACTACGGATCCTAAGTATGCGCGTTTCATACCCAATGATGAAATTGAAAAGAAGAATGGGTATAACCTGAACATCACCCGATATATTGACTCCACAGATCCGGAGGACATTCAGGATATCTATGCGCACATCCATGGAGGTATCCCTGCGGTTGACATCGATGGCCTCTCCAAGTACTGGGAAGTATTTCCTTCGTTGAAATCTGAGCTGCTGTCAACTATTAGCGAAAAATACTACAGCTTAAATGTTGAGCACGAAAGTATTCGACAAACGATATATAAAAATACTGAATTCTCGGAGTATGGTGAGAAACTCGACGAGGCATTTGCTGCATGGAAGGCAAAAGAATATCCGGTTCTTTCAACTCTTGATGAAGACGTGTCTGCAAGAGAGCTGATTGTAAGTCTTGCTGAAGATATCATTGCCGAATTCGAACACCTGACACTGATTGACAAATACGATGCGTATCAGGTGTTGCTAGCCTATTGGAATGAGGTCATGAACGATGATGTGTCACTTATCATAAGCGAATCGGATGGCTACACCAACGCCAGAGCGACAGACAATATCGAGGAAGAAATTACGCAGGGAAAGAATAAGGGTGAAATGAAGGTCACCGGATGGGAAGGCAGGTTGCTTCCGAAGTCCATCGTGATAAATGCATTTTTCCGTAAAGAGAGGAATGCCATAGAAGAAGCCGAGAGTATTGTCGCAGAGACGGAGTCTCAGCTTTCTGATCTGATTGAGAGTGCGGATGAAGAATCTGCTCTTGCTGATGTGGTTGAGAACGGGAAAGTTAAAGCGAGGGATATCGAAGCCAAAATAGTTGAGTTGACAAGCACGATTGAAACAGAAGAAACCATAGAGCTCGAAGTGATCCGCACGGATCTCCAGCTTGTCAATACGAAGAAACGTCTGGAAGCATACCTTGTGGGGCATCCGCTTTGCAAGAGCGCGGTCAACGAAAATGGAAAAATTACAAAGAGCTCTATTGAATATCGGTTACGTATTATTCGTACAGAAGAATGTGTGCCTGAGAGCCTGCAGGATGATGTAAACCAGTTGAAGGCAGCTTTAGAACTTTGCGGCAAGGTATCCGATTACAATAAGGTTGTTAAAGATCTGAACAAGGCTCTGGATGAAAAGTGCCGGGCAAGATATGAAAGCTTTACAGATAATGAAATATTAGATCTGCTTGTAAACAAGAAGTGGTTTGATAGCATTTTCTCTGGTATCAGTGATTTGTATACTGCGATTTCCCATCGCTTGACGAGTAGGATTATCGAACTTGCTGAGCGATATGAGGATACCCTTCCGGAGCTTGACAAAGTCACTACTGAATATGAGGCAAAGGTAAAGTCTCATCTTGAAAGGATGGGATTCAATTGGTAAATGAAATTTTAAAAACAGATATCCCGGATGATTGGAGTGTAATCACGTTAGGAAATTATGCGCAGATTTTTAGAGGCGGCTCACCAAGACCTATTCAAGCATTTTTGACGACAAGTGATAAAGGTGTTAATTGGATAAAAATTGGCGACGTAGGTGAGGAAGATAAATTCATAAAATCAACTGAAGAAAAAATCGTACCAGAGGGAGTTTCACGTTCTAGAATGGTATTCAGAGGTGATCTTATTCTCTCTAATTCGATGAGCTATGGACGTCCATATATCATGAATATTGAGGGTTGCATTCATGATGGTTGGCTCGTCATTCAAAAATATGACAGAGTTTTTGATAGAGACTATTTGTATTATGCGCTTAGTTCGGGTTTGACAATGAAACAGTATGTTGCAATGGCAGCTGGGAGCAGTGTTCAGAACCTAAATAAGGAGAAGGTTTCAAAAATAGTTCTACCTTGTCCAAGGATATCTGAACAAAAATCAATAGCAGAAGTTTTATCGGATATAGATACACTAATTATAGATTTGAAAAAACTTATTCGTAAGAAAAAAGATATTCGCCAAGGAACAATGCAAATGCTTGTAACCGGTAAGAAACGATTGGATGGTTTTTCGGGAGATTGGGTAAAAATTAATTTGGCGAAAAACTCAAGGCTTAAAGCACGTATAGGTTGGCAGGGATTAACTACAGCTGAATATTTGGATGAAGGGTATTCCTA